CGTTGGCCGATCGAATTGCTGAATTGACAGAACAGCATGGCTCATTGCGTGCCGCCGCTCGCGTCCTCGAATGCGATCCGGGCTACCTGTCGCGGCTTGCTTCTGGCGAAAAGTGCGACCCCGGGCTTGGGCTCGTGCGTCGCATGGGCTTACGCCAGATCATCACCTACGAACGAGCCGGCCAGCAATCCGAGCGGCCAGCACCAGCAGGGCAGGCAGTGGGGGGCGACGCGATTCATCTCGCGTGGCGTGGTGCGCTGAAAGCCTGTGGCGTGTCCGAGGCTGACCGGGATGCAATCAGTCAAGTTGTTCGCGACATGCTCGCAGCATCCCAGGCCGAGCGGCCAGCGGTGAAGGAGGACAAGGCATGAAGCCCAAGACGATGCGGGAAGCGCTGGAGCACATCATCCGGCGCCTGCAAATGGACATCGACGATGGCTCGCGCCCTGATCACTGGAGCATGCAGGACTTGGTACGCGTTGCCAATGACGCCCTCGCTCTCCAGCCCTCTGCAAGCGCAGAGCCAGTACCAATGCCCATCAACCAGATGTGCAAGATCCTGGACAAGCATCTTATTAAGGCAGACGAGTACACGGACTGCGCGATTGTCTACAAGGTGACGTTCGACCAGCTCAGGAATCTCTACGACGCAGGCCGCGCATCCCCAGTCACGGCAGCACGGGAGCAAGAGGCCAGCGCCACGGGAGCGGAGCCGGCAGCTTGGCAGGAGCGTCAGCAAACCGACTACTTCGACGGATGGACAAGCTGGTACGACACGAACTCAACAAAGGTCGTCGGGAAAACCGAGGCATTCGAGGTCAAGAGCAGCGGCGTCCGGTATCAGTTTCGCCCACTCTTCACGTACAGGCACCTGCGCGAGTACGCAGCCATTGCCCGCCAGCAGGGAAGGAACGAGATGCGGGAATGGACCGTGGAGAAAGCGGCGAAGATGGTCGAGCAGATGACCATGCGCCAACGCCTGATGCGCGCTGCTGGAGATGCAAAGCCGGTGCAGCCCTGCGAGATCGCTGCGGCCATCAGGTCTATCGGTACTCCTAAGAGCGCAGAAGGGGAAGGAGCGTGAAGGCCGGCGACGTCTTTACCGTGACGTTCCCGTTCGTGCGGGACACCTACGACGAATGGGACGAAGAAGGCTGCTCGACCATGGCGACGTGGAAGCCAGGTTGCGCATATCGCAACGTCTACCCGGACGACACTGAAGGCTTCTGCCATGCCGAAGGGAAGATGGAATTGACCGTCGTGGACGTGTTCAAGCCAGGCAAGTACCCGGCGCGCGTTTTCTTCACCCGCCAGTGGATCGACCCGGAAGGAAAGCGGTTCGGCAAGGGAGCGCTCCGCATCATGACGATGCCGGCCTTCAAGCGACGCGCTCAAGGCTGGTTCGCTGATCCTTATGTGATTGACCCGGAAGGCACAGCATGACCCCAGGTTACCTGCCCCATGAGGAGGGAACGTGAGCCTATCAGTCAAGGACGCGGCTGCCCTTTTGGGCGTTGCCCCGCGCACGATGTACAGCCTGGAAACGCCATGACAGTTCACCAGTTACGACGCCCCCCGGACTACGAGGACCGGCTTCGCATCCAGCGGGAGACCGCCAAGGCCGAGGAAGCCGCCCAAGCGAGGGAGGAGGCCAACGCCAAGGCATGGGCAGAGTACATGCGGCCAGAGCGGAAGGCCGCCATAGTTCGCCATCATGCGGCCAAGCGCCGAATCGCGAAGATCAACCGGATGCCGCCATGGGCGGACGTTCAGGCAATCAAGGCCTTTTACGACGAGGCGGCGCGGCTGACCAGCGAGACGGGCGAGATGCACCACGTAGACCACATCATCCCGCTACAGGGCAAGTTGGTCTCCGGCCTGCACGTCGAGAGCAACCTTCAGGTGCTCCCATGGCATGAAAACGTGCGCAAACACAACCGTTTCGAGGTGGAAGCATGAACGATTTGATGACCATCGACGATGTGGCCGGCATGTGGAAGTGCAGCCGGCGCCACGCACGGGACGTGCTGACGAAACTGCCAGGATTTCCCGAACCGGCACCCGGATCAACCCTGAAGAGGCCGGTCTGGCTTCGCTCCGAGGTGCGTGCTTTCGCGAACCGTAGGCTTGTGCGGTCACCACAAATCCCACACAGCAGCCTGCAACCCGCATGAATACTAGGTTTCGATTCCGGCCCCGGGCACCATCGCATGGAATGACGCTACAAATGGCCCCGTTTCGCTCGGGATTGCCAGAGTGTGCGAGCAACGATATACGATTGCTCCCCACACAAACCACCACACGGCATCCCACACATGGCGTACATCCACAAGTTCCGGGACAAGTGGCGCGCAGAGGTCCAGCGGCACGGAAACAGGGTGACCAAAGTTCTGGAGACCAAGCGCGAGGCCCAGGCTTGGGCGCTCAAGAAGGAAGCCGAACTGGACGCCCTGAAGGGGGCTGGAGGCGAGACCTTCGGCAGCGCGGCCGAGAAGTACCTGACGACCGTGAGCAAGGCCAAGGCCGACCCGGAGTGGGAGCGACGCCGTTTCGACGCCTTCATGGAGTACTTCAAGCCGGAGACCAAGCTCGCCAGCATCACGACCGCGCACCTCGGGGAGTGGCGCGACTGGCGGATGACCGGGGACGAGCACCATCGGCCCGTGACGGGAGGGACGGTGCTGCGGGAGATCAACCTGATGCGGCACATGTTCTCGCTCGCGCGGGACGAATGGAAGTGGATTCAGGTCAGCCCGTTCACCGGCCTGCGGATGCCGGAGGACAACGACCCCAGGACGCAGGTTTGGCGCTGGCAGCAGATCAAGCGCGTTCTCCGCGCGGACCGGGACGGCAAGACGGCAGAGGTCATCAAGGCGTTCAGGATCGCCCTGCACACCTCCCTGCGGCTCAAGGAGGTCTTGGAAGGCCGGTACGACCCCGGGCGGCGCGTCATGGTGCTGGGCGGGGCGCTGACCGGGAAGCGCACCAAGGGAGGCGGCACCAAGCTGGTAGAGGTGCCCGTCCCCCGGCGAGCTGCAAAGCTGTTCCCGGCGACGTTCACGGTGGGGGCGAACGAGGCAAGCGCCCTGTTCTGCACGCTGACCGAACAACTGTTGATCGAGGATCTGACCTTCCACGACAGCCGGGCGACCGCGCTGACGCTGCTTGCCAGGCGCATGGACGTGATGACCCTCGCGCGCATCTCGCGCCACAAGGATCTGAACCTGCTGCTGCGGACCTACTACCGCGAGAGCGTAGACGACATCTCTGCGCGCATCTGAGCGCCGGCGAATACCGGACGAACAGGCCGATGCGCCAAGCCTTGATCCATGCGGGTTTCAGCTATTCCCGCCGTTCCAACGATCGGCCGATTCTGGCCGTCTCTCCCCTATGGCGTGGCCGAAGCAGTTCCAACAACACGGCCCCTGTTCTGTGGCACACATAATCCTTGCATTTGCCTGCGTTCTGTGGCACATTAATACCCATCGACAGATCAAACGGAGCAGCAGAAATGAACGCCGACAGCATGAGCAACAAGCGCCTGCATGGACCTTGGCGCGTCGAGTTTTGCATGCCGCTCACGAAGCACGCCGGGCTTTACGTGTCGCGCATGCTCTCGTCCAACGCGAAGGAATGGGTTCTGCGCAACGGCAAACCTCGCCGCTTTCGCTCCCGTGAAGAAGCCAACGCCGCCATCGCCATGGCTACCTGGGGTGCCGCATGAGCGCGCAGCACGACATCATCCGCGCGTGGTGCGCCTCCTGCGGCATGCCAAAACCAACGAACGGCCAGTGCATTGCGCTGGTCGCCGCCCTCTCTCCCCTGTCGTTCGAGGCGGTGGAGTTCATCGTCAATGAGTGGAAAGAGAACGGCGAATGGAACGCCGATGGTGCGATGCACCGCATTGCAGATATTGTCGGGAGCGATGCATGAGCGCGCAGCCACAATCGCCGGATGACCAAGCGCAAGATGATTGAAAGACCACCTGGACGCCCACCCGTCAGCAAGGATGAAGGGCCGTCCGTGGTGATCCGCGCACGCGTGGGTGCAGAGCGTGCAGCCAAGTTCCAGCGTCTAGGGGGGGCTGAATGGCTGCGCAGGGTGATCGACCGCGCCAAGGAACCAAAAGGAGCGCCATGACGAAAGATGAATTCTCCAAGATCCGCATGGCTGGGTATCAAATGTCGAACGTTTGCTTTAACTGGGCGCAGTCGAAGGGGCGGACGCTGACTGCGGAGGACTGCACGATGCTGCGGAAACTATCCTCGGAATGGGATGACGCGATCTTTCAGGCCATCGCTCCGAGGCGTCGTCGAACCTCTGGCGCCCTTGCCTCCTCTCGTATAGCCGGCCAGGAGAAGAAGGAATGAGCAACAACGTGAAGTGCAAAGACTGTTCGCACGCCACATGGGAGCGCACGCCGACTGGCCGCATCAAGGCCAAGCATGTTGGGCGCTGCAATGCCGTACTCCCGCCGACGCCCGTGACGCTCTACAGCCGAGCGGCAGAACCCCCCAAGTTCAATGCGAAATGGGATAGACGGCCGGCAATCTGGCTCGACTATGAGGGACGTTGCGACCTTTACGCCGCTCTTGCCGCCCTTCGTCCTTACCAAGGGGGAGAGAGCAATGGATGAGCTTTTGCCGTGCCCGTTCTGCGGCAGCGAGGCGTACCTGTCGAAGACGATGGACGAATCGCTCTGGTCGCATGCAACCGTGCCGTACTACAAGGTGCAATGCGGAGATTGCGAGATTGGCACTGGGTACGTCTGCGAGGGCCACGACCCCTCTGCTATCGAAGCGTGGAACCGCCGTGCTGCTGCCTCCCTACAGGAGGCGAAATGAGCCGCAACGAATTGAAGCGCTGGAGATGCCAGGAATGCAAGGCGATCACCCTGGATGCTGCCTTGCTCACTGCGCCCAACCCATTCGACCCCGACGACATGATCGTGGGTTGCCCGAACTGCAAGTCTGTGGCCGAGTTCGACGAGCTTTGCGATGAGCCTGGGTGCGAGCGCCCGGCAAGTTGCGGCTTCCCTACGGCTGATGGAGGTTACCGCAGAACCTGCTACGACCATTCCGTCTTCAAGAAGGAACGCGCCCTACAGGAGAACCGGGATGTCTAGAGAACTGCCAGAGCTTGCGAGCACTGCGAAGCTGTTGATGGAGTGCGATGCTCTCGGAGCCCTTGGTGAAGCGAGCCAGTATCTGCCCGGCGTCGCCTACGCACGTCTGCATTCGGCGATCTACACCCTGGCAGAGGAAGCCGTAAGGCTGCTGGCCAAGGTCGATGTGCATCGCGACTACTCGGCAGGCTTCGAGACCAGATGCAAGAGGCTGCTGGTGAAGGCCCGATGCGCCAATCCTCTGGACGGCCAAATCATCATGGCACGCGACCTTGAACAACTCGCCGAGATCGCCATCCGTGCCCGCTCTCAGGAGGGGGATGGCGCGATAAAATGACGGCTTCCGGGTGTGCCTGTACAGGGGATTGCGGGTCGGCGGTCAGCGGGCACTACTTCGGAACTATCAAGCCTGGACTGCCTTATAGGGCATAGCCCGAGACACGGCCCCGACCACTTTGGCTGTGGGACAGTCCAGACTTGATGGCGTTGCAATACGCTGCCGCCATCTTCAATCAGGGCTTGACCGGCTGACTTATCGCGTCGTACTGGGAATAGCACGCGGCAAGGGCAGCGCGTAGCTTATCGGCTCGGGCAGCTTCCCGGATAAGAAGTCCTGCATCCTCGGCATAAATTCCGGCCCCAGTGGCTCCCTTGCAAGTGCTGGCGGTGCCGGGCACATCACCTGCGGGGCGGGCTGGACGGTTGCGCAGCTCGCCAAGAGCATCGTCAAGGCGAGCGTTGATATTGAGGATGGTTTCATCTTTCGCCTTCGCAGTTTCGTTGGCGTGGTCCTGCCACTTTCGTTCGGTAGCGCGTGCATCAGCCTCTGCCTTGCGGGACGCCTCTGCGTGCTGCGCCTGAAGCTCTGCATATTGCCGATGCGCACGATCTATGCGCATGGTCTGGACGCCCAGCAGTGCGAGCAGGATGCCGACCAGCACCAGCTTCCATTGCGTGAGGAGGAAGATCACCACCACTCCCACCAGGGCCGAGACAGCACAACCCACCAATGAGCGCTCATACCAGATCCTCCAGCGTGTGATGCCCATCTGCGCATACCCTGCACTCGGTACGCTTGGGATTTCCCCTGAAGACGTGCCCACAGGTGCAGACGCTTGGCTTATCACCGAACTCTCGATAGTCCTGCGGCCAGTCGTGAGGGAGCGCGCAGGCCATACGCTCCTCGATGTCGATTTCGCGGGTCATGACAGGAACAGCAAGCGCTCTGCTGCCCGACGAGCCACCAAACCACGAAGCACCTTCCCGCCCGCCATATTCCAGCGGGGGAACTGGTCAGCCGCCGCTTGAAGACTGCCCTTGTTCAGCATCTTCAGCAGCGTGGAGCTTGCAAAGGCACCGCTGCCAATGTTGAAGACCAGCGAGACAAGAGCATCGAACTGCGTTTGCCTCAGCTCCACCTTGACCAGCGAATTGACCGCATATTCGGCCGATTCGAGGTCTTCCCGCAGATATTCGTCAACTTTGGCATCGTCGATCTTGTCGCCCTTCACCACCCCTTTTGTGTGGCCCACCCCGATGGTCCAGACTCCGACTCCATCGTCATAGGCCTGATAGCGGATGCCCTCGAACTTCTTGATGAGTTCGATGCCCTGCTGTGAGGTGTTCATGACGGATCAACCTTGTCCG